ATGTTGCTGTAGTAGATCATCGTGCCGCCTTCATCGAACAGGCCGGCCTCGCGGATCCACCACCCGCCTACATCTTCGGGGATGACCTGCTCGGCAATGATCTGGCTCGCGTTGGCGGGATCTTGCGTCAGCGAATTGATTGGCGCGCGACGCTTCTCATTGACCAGCGTTTTACGGTCCCGGCTTGGCGCGGGTAGCGCACCATTGCCGTCGCCCACAGCCATGTGCGTGAGCTTCAGGGGAATGCCGAGTGCCTGTGCATTCGCGAGTTTCGCCTCGCCGTCAGCGGTAGGGAGCAGGAAATAGATTTGGGCCATGGCTTACAGAGGGTTGACGGTGATCGTGTCGACCAGGTGCGCGGCGCCGGCATAGAACGAAGCGCCACCGACCTCGACGGGTTCCGGGGAATATGGATAGACGGTGATGACGTCGCCGAGCAGCGGCAGGCCGGCGTAACGCAGCGCACCGCGTGTCTCGACACTGATGGCCAGTCCGGTCAGGTGTCGGGACAGTGGCTTGGCGTCGTCAATCAGCCGCTCCAGTTCGGCATACATCTCTTCGGTAATGCCGGTGTCCAGCACGCCGACATCGAGGTGGAAGGTTCCGCGCGGGCCTTCCGGATTCATGTCGTACCAGGGCACGACGCGAATCAGGTAACCGAGCGGCTCGATGGCGCGACGGATGGCGCCAACCGTTCCCTTGCGCTGATGCACAAAGAACGAAGCGTCGATCACGGCACGCTTCGTGCCTTCTGGCCAATTTGCATCCCAACGATCCACGGACCGTTCCCATGCAAGGAATGGCAGCACGCTGGCAGGGCACTTATCCGCATCGCCCAGATCGCGGATCGGGACAGGCACGCGCTCGATGGCGGCGCCGGCCGTGGCAAGGTTTCGCTCGATGGGCGTGGCGTTTGGTGGCAGGAGCCTACTCACGCGCGCCTCCGTCCACGATGTTCACGGCGGTGCAGTAGGCCGCTTGCGTCTCGTCCAGTACGGCGTCCACTGCAGGCTGCCGGATCTCGACACGCGACACGCCCTCGGCGAACAGCGCACTATTGATGGCCGAGCGATCGATATCGCGGCCGAGCCGGCGGCTGTCCTTCCGGTAAGTGTCCAGGCGCTTCGCGGCCTCGGCCAAAACCAGCTCGCGCTCCGGCCCGTTCGTCTTCGTGTAGACCGTAGCGTCGATTTCATAGTGTGTGATCAGGGCCGACTGAACGTCCAGCCTGTCTGCCAGCGGCCTCACGTCTTCGTCGCTGAGTGCCGCTTTCACGTTGTCCAGCACGTCCTGACCCACACTGCCGTCGCCATCCCGGCCAAGCACCGTGATGACCACTTCGCAGGGCACAGGGCTGATCGCGCTGACATCGGCAATTCGACCGTCTGCACTGCGAGCGTGAAACTTGTAGCCTTCTCTCGGTCCGGCAGTGGACAGTCCTTCGAAGGCGAGCTGCGTGCGCTCCGTCAGCGAATCGTCCTCTTCCATCACGGCGGCCGTGGGCGGATCGGTGCTGTCGTCTTCGGGCGTCACGACCAGGCGTTCCACGTTGTAGTTCGCTGCGACGTGTTCGAGGTCATTACCCTTGGCATAGGCCAACATGCGCGCACGCGATGCGTCATTGACGCGCTGACGCAGAACGGTCTCGCGGTAGGCGTTCTCCTCGATCAGCTTCACGATGGGCTCGGATTCGAGCTGCAGCGTTTGTGCCACATCGGCCTGCTGGGCGACGGGAAAGAGACTGACGTAGTAAGCCTTGCGTTCGGCAACGATGGTCTCGTAGTCGATGTTCTCGACAACGTCCGGTACCGGCAGGCGGGAAAGATCAATGGGCGTTGTCATGCCTTTGCCTCCCGCAGGGGAATGGAAAGCGTGCCGAGCGGCGTGCTACGGGCACCGTCGACGCGATCCGCATCCAGATCGACGGTCATGGCGCCTTCGCCGTCGATCACGAACGATGCGGAGTTGACCTGCACGCGAGGCTCCCACTTCACGATGGCCGCCACGGAGGCGGACATCACGCGCAGCTGGGTGACATCGTTTAGCGGCTGGTCGATCAGCATCGGCACTTGGGAGCCGTATGTGCGCCGCATAGGGCGCGTACCCTCGGGGGTAGTGAGAATGTCGCGGATGGACTGCCAGATGTGATCCAGATCCGTGATGGCGCGGCCTGTCGCACTGTTGAGGCCGAGGTAGGTCATCGCGTGCCCTCCGTCCAGACGCCACCGCGCTGCACCCCGCCGTGGCCGTGGTCATCGAGCACCACGCCGTTCGACGACAGCTTGCCGTCCTCGTGGTTGAAGTCGCCGGTGATGACGTTGCCGTTCGCGCCGCCCTTACCCGCGATGCCGTTCTGATAGGAGAGCAGGCCCTTTACGGTCAAGTTACCGTCGATGGTCGTATCCGGGCACTTCACCAGGACACTGGTGGCGGCCTCTACGATGACCTTCTGAATGCCGGTGACCGACAGGGTGCCGGCGACGTGGTTGTAAGTCGTCATCGCGCCATCTGCGTACAGCGTGACGGTTTCGTCCGGACTATGGCTGGGCGTATCGTTGGCGTCGGAGGGGATGCCGCAAAGCACGATGCCATTGCGCGGTTCGCCGCTGGGGCAGAAGAGAAGCACCTGCTCACCGATGGTCGGCGGGCTCCATGTCCGTGTGCCCCCGGCGCGGCGTTCTGCCCACGGCAGCCAGTCCGTGTCCAGGCCGCCTGACGTCACGCGGACGCGCGGTGGCTTGCCGTGCTGGATCTCGGCAACGGTGCCGGTACGCAGCAGGTTCTCGATCAGTCGGAGGATTTCAGCGGTGTCCATACCCACCAGCGTGCCTTGCGCGCGCGTGGCGGTCATGCGATCGCTGTTGTGTGGTCACGAGCTACAACACGTGCCTGGTGGTTCGTGGTCCGGCAATTGAATAGCTATCGGATCCGACAAAATTTTCGCGCTCTTTTAGGCAATGGGCGGTTGCCGACATGACAGTTCAAGTCATTTAGGCAAGGGCAAAAAAAAAAATCCGCCGGTGGGGCCTAACAGGCGCACACTGGAAGCCTGACGTAAGGAGCTGCCATGGCACTAACCAACCTTCTCCGATTTAGGCGCTCCCGCGTTGTGGAACTCGAAGCGAGCATCCAATACGCCACTTGGCAGATCGAAGCACAAGTGGCGCGAATCGCAGCGATTCGGGGGTATGGTGGCGACGAGACCCTCGCCGCTCGCGTATTGACGTGTATGCAAAGTCATGTGGAGGCGCTAAAGGCTTTGTTGTCCTACACCAATACTGCATACCAGTATGATCTGGCCCGGAGCGACGAGAGGAAGTGGCGGTAGGGTAGAGAAGACAGGGACTCGTCGAATGGTTCAAACACCGATGTCGGGTGTTAGAGCGAAGGATTGGCGAGAACTAACGTGGTGATCGCCTCTACATCACCATCGGTAAAGCCGAGTAGTTGTCGCTGTGCATACTTCACTTCCAACCCGCCCTTGCTCACGCGGTCGCGCAGGCCGAACTGGTGGACTGCCGCAATCCGCTCGGCACGGCCAATGAAACTCACCACCGCGCTATTCGGGTCCGACTGTGCCTTCATAAAGCGGGAAGTGCGCAGACGCATGAACATCGCACGGCGGACGCGGCCAGCGCGTTGCCTGAGGCGCGGCTTGCGCGGCTGATAGGCAGAGCCATCGGGATTGCGCTGCTCTGCAATGCGAACCGTCTGCCGGCGCCGCAGCTCATTGGCCACGGCACGCAGCAGAGTACGGCGTTCGCCCGCATCGAGCTTGTGCAGCAAGGCAGCTGCCCAGGCGGTCAGGTCTTCGAGACTGTTCACGGCGCTGGCAGCTTCCAGCCGGAAGGATCGTCGTATTCGTTCACGGGTTCCGGGGCGTGTGTGATTTCGTAGCGCCCATCGACCACCTTGACGATCACCCGTTCGGTCAGCGGGATCCGCATGAGCAGGTCGACGCAGTCGTGATTCAGGATGTCGGTCTCGAACTTGAAACCATCGGGCCGCTTGTCCGGGTTCGTGAACAGCTCTGGCTGGTGTTCGCGCAGCCAAGCCATCACCGGCACTGTGATCCTGTCCGCGCTCTCCGCAAAGTCCGTCACGAGCAGCGTCAGCGTGTACTGATATTCGAACGAGATCGTCTTCGCGCCAGTGGCCACCACCCGGCCTTCTTCCACGAACAGATGCAGCTTGTCCGGGTTTCGCTTCAGGTCCGCCACGGCGGCGGTGATCGCCGCGCGCAGCTCCACGGGCTTTCTCATTGCGCTGGCTCCCCGATGATCGCCACGCCTTGGGCGCGCAGGGTGTCCTGCAGCGCCGTCAGCCGAGCGGCGTTGACGCGGCCGGTGGTGTAATTCTTGGCGACGGTGCCGGCGACGGCAGAGAGTGGAACCCCTGAGGGGGCCGCATCAGCGCCTCCGGGATCCGAATCGAGCACGCCACCGGTGGCGGCGGCGTCGTGCAGGCGGACAAAGCCACCAGGCACAGTACAAGCGGCATCAGCTTCGA